AGGTCATGCAAGGGTTGCACTGGTGCAGACCTCAGTGTAGGCCGGGTGTCATTGCCGGGAAAGACCCAGCGGTGACTGCGCCTCGTAGTTCTCCAGCTCTCTCTCCTTTCTGACTTGCGTGTTGGCAATTGCCTTCTTCACAAAGTCAGGGTGCTGTCGCGCCATTGCCGTCAATCCCAGCTTGTCGTAGTAATCGACAATCGCGTTGAACACTTTGTAGACACCACCAGGGTCATTGATCCTTTCTTTCCTCTTGGCCAATGATTGATCCCAAACGGGCAGCTGTGAGTTTTCAAGGCTCGGTCCGTAAGGCAATGACAGATCAGCGTTGTATCGCGGATCCTCGCTTAACGCTGTCAACGCTTCAATTAGCGTTTTGCCTCGGGTGTATTGGTTGATGTTGTAGACGTTGGTGCCTGTGTTGATTACTGCGTTGGTTTTACCCAGGATCAACTCAACTGGAACATCACCCTTGATCCGGTTCATCTCAATCCGATAGGTCCGCTCTTCATCCATCGACATTGTTGTTGCCGCAGTGCCAGTCGGCAGGCCCAAGTCAGAGCCACCCACTTTGCCTTCAGGTCTTGGCTTGGCACCGAAGCCGTTCTTGTTCATCCACTGATCCAGTGGACTGTCGTTCGTCAGAAGGATTGCGAAAGGTGCAGCAGAATCCACCGGCACACCAAATGGCCGGCGACGATCACGCATCAACCAATCCTTGTCTTGATACTGATAGCCAATGGTTCCAACGATTGGATAGTTGCGAGCCACCCTGCCCCAAAACTTCTGGAACACATTCCAATTGGGATCTTTGCCTAACGCTTCAACCTCGGTTGGAGACAGTTGCCGACGGCCAAACGTCTGCTGCTCGTTTGGGTCCTGAAAGCCACGCGATGCAGCACCCATGAACCCAGACAAGGGCAAGACTCCATTCATCTGACCTGCCATGACTTGTGTGAAGTCAACCTTCTGACCCGTTGCTACCCGATTGATCATGTTGAGGATGTCCATCACGCCAGTCAGCGTTGACTTGTTATCCAGCACACGCATATACGCCTGGCTGATAGAGAAGATGAACTCTTGAACATCCGTGTCATTGATAAGGCTTTCGTGGCGTGCTCGGTGCACATCAGCCTGTAATCCCATCAGGTCAACCAGATCAATTGATGCGCCTGGAATTGAAAGCTTGGACATGCCAAGAATGTTGCCCATGCTGAAAGCAAATGAATACGGTGCGCCCAACGCTGGGTTGTTCTCACGCTTCCTTTGATCAGGGTTAAAGCTGCCACCATCGCGGAACACGCCTGATTGCCACAGCCCATAAGTTGTCGCACTGATCATGAATGCATTCAGTGTTCTGGCACGAGCATCAGCCATCTCATCTGCCGTGAATGGCAGGTCATCAGCAACCCCCCTGGCCTGACGTGTTTCCTTGATAAATTGCTGTGGCAGCTGCCACAGAAAGTCGCGGCCGATCAACCACTTCAGACCGTTGTATGGGGTCTGAAACACTGGCATGACCCAGCCACCCAGCGGGTTCTGCCTGATCATCTGAATGCCGACGCCAACTTGGCCGTCAATCTTTTGCGTGAATGTGGCTGCAGCGCCACGCGCCGCACCAGCCCTGCCTTCAGGTGTTCCAAGGTTTGGCAGTCCAGCCTGATCGTTGAACAGCTTCAGACGCAGCGCGTCATCGCCCATATCGCCAAACTGCATTCCACCGGCTTGGCGTCTGATCACTGCCAGGTCATCAGCAGTCATCTTCTCTGGCGCAAACACTGCAGCTTCTGCTCGCTCATTGGCGCGATCAGCTACCCACTGCGCCTTGGAGATTCCTTCTGGCTTATCAACAAGCTGATCCCATTCGGTCAGGGCGTTGTCGTAGGCCGTTTTGCTGGCAGCCCAATCAAACGCCATCTTGCGGGTGACTTCATCACCAGCAGCCAACAGCGAAAAGCCTGGTGAATATCCAGCAGTGCTGCCACCAGGCAAGCTTTCAATCGTTTTGCCCAGCAAGTAGCGAGCGCCGGTGCTCATCAACGTCAACGCTGACAGGGGAACATCCACTGTTGCTTCCGCTGCAGCGCCAGCCTTCTGCGCAATGTTCCCCTCAACAACTTCTTCCCACAGAGAATTCAGGTCATCCCTGGTTTTCAACATGATCTGCTGATTGTTCTCTTTCCTGTTGACCAGTGACATCGGATCAAGACCTTCCTTGATCCCGGCCTGCGTAAATGTCGGCTTGCCTGTTGTCAGCATCTCGAACGCATTGCCGAATGCAGCGCTCATTCCCATCCCCATATTGCGGACAGCGAACATCGACATGCGATAGGCATCCCCCAAGTCCTTTCTCTTGAAGGCCATGGAGTAAAAATCCTCAGCGCCATTGCTGAAGTTCACCAGCGCACCAGCTACCACGTTGCGCTGCACCCAGGTGGACGGGCTCAAGAACATGTTGTCCCGGCGCAGGTTGTTCAGGATCCTCACCTGCGTAGAGATCCTGCCCTCATTCAGGCCAACTTCATTCAATGCACCAACACGCTTGGCACGCGCAATCTTGCGCAGGTCTTCTGCGTTCCCCTGCAGGATTGCCTCGCTCACTTGAGCAGCAAGGCTGCCCTCTTCCAACAGTTCCAGATCAAGGCTCTTGATGTTTCCAAAATCAATCTCATCTCCAATTCCGTCCAAGCGTTCGGAAATCGAACCAAACTGACGTGATGCCAATGCTTGGCCCACCTTCCTGGAAACCAGCGCATCAAACTGCTCAAAGAAATGAGTGAACTGTGAGGCACGCGACAGCCTGGCCTGCATCGCAGGGCTGACGCCGAACGTATCAATCAACGTGCCCGTGTCATCCAACAAGTCGGCGTAATACCGAGCGCTGTCGAATTTCATCTTCTTCGCCATCACCATCAGGACTGGCAGCTTCTTCAGTCCTGCACTGTTCCGCCCCATCACCCTGGCAATCTCAGCAGCATCACCACCCAGCATTCGGATGTTGTCGAGCAGCTGCTCACGCGCCGCTTCTTCGGTGAATTCCATTGCCAGCTCAGCGCCAGCAGCAGATTTCATGCGACGAGCACCGGCCAACTCCAGCAGGATGTTGCGGTTCTCATCGTTGAATTCCATCTCCGCGTAGTTGATGTTCAACCCTTCGCTGCCATCAGGCTTGGCGTCCTTGTCGAAGCGAGCACGCACCAACTCACGCACCTTGTCTTCACCCAGACCGATGTTGTCCAGCTCCACCTGTCGGTAGAACTCACGCGGATTGATCCTGATCTTGGTGCCGTCCACCATGGAGAACGTGCGGAATGGCTTGGCGCCTGTCGCCTCTTCCTCCGCTCTCATCTCAGCAGTGGCTTTCGCCTCGGCATCAACCTGCCGCTTCAGCTTTTGCGCAGCAGCTTGCCGTTCCCGTGCACGCTGAAGTTCAGCTTCAATCTTTGAACAATCAGCCATTGCAGGTTGCCTCCGCTAGTTGCTTTTCAAGTCGACGAACGTCGTCGTCGGCTCGTTTAAGGGTTTGATCGACCTTGACCTGATCAGGGGTCTTGGTGCTCTTGGATTTGCGCCTTGATTTTGGCTTGGTTGCTGCAGGCTTTTTAACTGCTGCTTCCTTGGCTGGCACGTTGCCTTCTGGAGTCCACTCCAACAACTGAGTCGTGGTTCCAACGTCAGTCACCTCCCCCGGCGTATCCCGGTAAAGGCCTGTCTCTTCACGGTTGAGCATCATCAACCGCTTGCGCTCATCCCACGTCAACTTGTTCCATCCCTCCTTCTCCCACATCGCTTTCTTCGATGCGACCTGGCCAGCACCATCAAGCTCTGCCCAATCGAACCGCGACCGCACTTCCTCAATCAGAGCTTCAGCGTTTTTACCGCCAGCCTTGTAGGTCGGGATTTCGCCGTCGGCATAGCCTTTGAGCAGATCAAGCTGGCCGCTCGCGTCAGCGTTAAACAGCGACTCAATCAACTCACCCTGGTTGAATTGAATCTGCGGCAGACCTGCTGGTGGCGGGGTGATGTCTGCCTGCACCTCACCTGCATCAATCGCTGCCTGCAGAATCTTCTTCTTCATCAGCTCGCGCTCGTCAGCACTCATGCCACGACGCTGGAACGGAACATCAATGGCAACGCCTGTTTCTGTTGTCACCAATTGGTTCACCGGCAACTGTCCCTGCTGACCAGGAATCTCCAACTGCCTGCCAGGGTCAACGGCGTATCGCTTGGTGCGGCCGGCATACTCAACCAGCGCATCAACGATGTCCTGCTTTTTGGCAGCCCACACCCGGCGGCCAGTCCTTGCCTTCACCAGTGCAGCGATCTGCGGGCTGTTCTCCGGCGATGCCATCCCTCTGAGCAGATCACGGTTCCAGCCGGAGATGTCTTCGCGATACGCCTCCAGGCTGGGATAGCCGCCATCAGCTTTCTTCGGTCGCCACGTCCCGGTGGCCTCATCGAATTCAAACTTCTCCAGGCTGGGCAGCTGAATCTCAGGACTCTCAACCTTTGCTTTGGGGTCAAGGTCCAGATCAAGCTGGCCTAGACGCACTGGTTGCAACTCCATTGCCAGCTGATCGCCAACGCTGGCAGGAGTGAATGGTTCCGCCGAAATATTGCTTGCTTCAATTCGTGCTAGCTCAAGCTCTTTGTTCGCCTTGTTCAGGATTCGCTTAGAGCCTTTTTCAGTCAGCTTGCGCTTGTCTCCTTCAGGCAAGTCAAGACGGTCACCCACCTCAAAGATCTTTTCTTCAGCTGCAATTGCGCGAGCTTCTGCATCTTCAAGCAATCGCTGCCGGGCAATCAATCTCTCGTCTTGGTTGACGTTGGCCACAACACGCCGCAGCCCTGCATCATCCAGCTCATCGAGCTCTGCCAGATACGTGGAGATCTCTGGTCGTGGATCCGGTGCATCACCGAATTCACCCAAATCAAGTGCGCCCTGCCTTGGACGTTGTTTGAATTCAAATTCCGGGCCGCCAGGGACAACCTCACCTTCAGGCGTCTCGACCCTGCTAAGTCTGTTGCCGGTGCCGGTGCCGCCAACCGACGTAATGTCGATGGCCAGCTGGTCGCTATTCAGTTCCCGCAGTCCAGGGAACATCGTGTTGATGCGTTCCTGCTGCTGCGCTACCTGCTGTGCCTGCAACTGTGCAGAGGTAGTGCGATCAATAGCTGAATCAAACTGCTGATCAACAGATGAAGCCGGTGGCAGCTGAGGCTGCGTGATCTTTCTTGGCACATACGGCTCAAGCTCAACACGGGCCAGCTCTTCCAAGCCAAACGCCATATCGCCATCAGCCAGACGACGGACTGCCGGGATTGCCTGAGCACCGCCAGCCAGCTTGAAAATGAACAATGTGTCCGCAGTCAGCTTTTTGACCTGCGCTTCCCAGTAATCGTCGTTCTCGTTTGTTTGCAGTGGGTTGGAAATTCCCACAACTGAAGTCAGGTCAGCAGCATTGCCAAACGACGGATCTGAATAGATCTGCGATAAGGCGTTATCAAACAGCGCCTCTCCACCAAAGCGAGCAAGGTTGATGCCACGTCGAATCGTTCTGTTCTGACTGCCAGCAACCGCCAGGCTCTTAACCGTTCTGGTTTGCCTGATGGCATTGGCAAGCCTGGCTGCCTGCGGCAATCGACGCAGCAATCCTGAACCAGTAGCGAAACCAGCGAGTTCAGCTGCTGACTCAGCGCCGATCTCGTAGCCGTATTGATCAGCTGGTGTATCAGCAGGGTCGCCTTCTCTCAGTGGGTTGATACCAGCCAGTGCGTCTCTAGGAATCTGCGGTGTTGGTGTGTATTCAATGCCGAACTCAGCGCTCTCTGACTCGCTGGGCAGGCCCACCAAAGCATCAACTGTGTTTCGGCCCAGCTGCGCCAATGCGTTTGGGATGCCAAGGATCATTCCCTCGCCCACTGCTGGTGATGTCACCGCATTAAAGAGTTGAGCCAGTGGCCTGCCCCAGCCGGCAGCATCTTCAAACCGCTGGTTTTTCAGCGCACGCAGCTGACTTGGAGTCATCTGATTCAGCTGCTCCTGTGGAATCGGGCCAAGCTGATTGCCGACGTTTGTTCGCAGAACATCCGTCAGATCAGGCGGCAGCCCGCCAGGACCCCGTGGACTCTCTGGATAAGCAACTTTGACCGGCTCGTAAGCGGTCTCCTCGTCGATCTCAGGAATGGCAAAAAGAGGTTGCATGGGTCTAGGCGTTAGGGGTGAGAACGGGCATCACCATTGCGGTCAGCCATGAGCCAGGTGAGCGCTGAACTCTCATCGGCAATGGCACAGGAACGCCGGGTTCTCTGCCGTCAGGCATGTTTCCGCTGCCATCGTTTCTGATAGGTGTGTATGGGCCTTGAGCTGGGCCTGACACACCACCAGGCAACCGAGCTAATTCGTTTCCATACGAACGCGAAGCCTTTTCTGGTCCGTAAAAACCTCGGAGCGAATCTGGTCCGCCTTGCGGATACCACTTGATCGGGGTGTTTTCACCTTGCGCAGGGCCTTGCTCAAAATTCGGCAACCGAGCTAATTCGTTCCCATACGAAACTGCAGGCGTCGAACTCTGCTTGTCCTTGTTCAGATCTTTCAGCAGTGCATCGCGAACTGCGCCCTGTGGGTCGAGCCCTGGATATTGATTCAGCTGTTCAATCAAGAACCGCAACGGGGCAACACCAGCCTTTTTGGCAAGTCCATTCAGCTGTGGGCTGGTCTTCCTGGTGTTGGCGTAGTTGGTGTATTCACTACGAACCCAGCGGCCATCCATGATTGGCTTAGTCCTGTATTCGCGGGCCTGCCCTGCAGTAACAGTGCCAGCTGCTTTCGCTGGGATCGGCCCTTCATTCAGATTTCTATTGCCCGCTGGTGGCGGCGGTGGCTTTGGAGTCCCATCTGGCTGCAGCTTTCCAAGCGCAATATCTCTGGCTTGTTTGAATGAATCGCTGCTGCGAACTGCTGTAGCAGTGTTTTTAATAAGGTCAGCCTTGTCTTGCAGGTTCGGCGTATCAATCCCTTCATTTTGAGCACGCCAAATGTTTAGCTGATTCTGGTATTCACGCTGATACAAACCACGAACAGTGTTTTCAAAAGCCTTGTATCGCTGAGCCGTGGCGTCCGACTGGCCTTTTCTATAAACCATTCGCCCATTCAGATTGTTTCTGCTTGGCTTCAGCGCCGCAATTGCAGGATCAAGTAAATCTGATTTCACATAGTTATTGATCTCACTCGTTACACCTGTCGGGGAACTGTTGAGCACATCGATTCTGTCTTGAATCAGCTTTCTCAGCCTTGCTCTTTCAGTTTTGCGATTCTTAGCGCCAACAACCCTTTCGACATAACTAACTAACCTATTGTCAAAATCTTTCATCGCGTCCTTATCTTCAAGCTGTTCTATCGTTAAGCCGTCAATGTAATCCTCAATTTCCTGGACATCCTCGGCATCAACAGGGCCGCGCAGATCAACGCCAACGTCTGCTGCAATTGCCTCTTCATTGTCAATCCAAGAACTTAGTTTCTGCGCACGGTTTCGCAGGCCTTCTTGTTCATACCTCTCGTCAACAGCGCGAACTGCGTCATACCATTCGGGAGAATTTTCAACCAATCCTGCAGTCGCCTTCTCAAGATCCTGTTCAAACTGGCTTTCCAAAGACTGCTGCTGTTCGTTGTAGAGAGCGTTTTTAGTCTCAAGCGCTTTCTTTGTATAATCAGCCAAGTCATAAGGCCTAGATTCCAGCCAAGTCGGCCGCTTACTGAGATCGTCTTTGCCTTCAGCATCAACAACCCTTCGGCCCCAGCGGATATTTTCAATAGCCTGCCGATACCGTGGACCACCAGTCGCCGCAAGGTAAGCCAGCTGCTGTTTGATTTTTTCAATCGCTTTAATCCTGTCTTCGCCACCCAGAAGGCTCAAGGATTTATCGATTTCATTGCTGATCTGCAATCCTGCCAATCCTGCCCAATCAGCGTTGTCAGGGGTAATGACACCAATCGGCGTCAACACGCCATTAGTGACAACACCTTTCACAGAAGTTGCTGCCGCTTGGCCTGTCAACCGTATGGTTGAATCCAGCAGCTCAGTGTCATACAACTTGCTCTGCGTTTGCGTGTATTTATCCCACTGCCTGTTGACCTCAGGCGTCACATAATAATTCGCTTCGAGCTCGTTACCAGTCAAGCCAAACCGCTGATAGACCTGCTGCGTTAGCCGCATCTTGCGGTCGCCAAGCTCTTGGCTCCCAGGCTTAATTCCAGACAGCTCTGACGCATTATTGACAAGATCGCCTTGCAACTCTGTCGCAACTTGACCAGCTGCTTGCTGAGCCAGGGCACGGCGACGGCCAATCGCTTTCCAAGGATTCGCCTCACTCAGCAGGCTTGCACCCACTGGATCTATTTTCGCCAGCTGGGTCTGCAATGCCGCTGCTTCCTCGGCCCCCTTCTCTTGATTGAGCTGCATCTGCAGCCGAGCTCGCTCAGCTTGGTTCCTTGCTTCCTCGTAATATCCAGCTTCGATGTTGCTTGTGGCATACATCGTGAAGCCACGATTGAGTCCTTTCGTCAGCTCTTTGCTGAAAGGTTTCAACGCATTGGTCAGCTGTTCCATTTGATTGAAACCAGCGACCGATCCTTGGCTCTGCTGTTGCGCCTGGACGATCGTGCTGACATTGCCAAGCAACGCCGGCTGTGCCGCATTGGCTCGCCTGAACTGCTGAGGCTGAACGAATGAACTGATCGGCTGCGCTTGTGGCCGGATCTGATTGTTAAAAAGACGTTCCATCAGCTGTCCATGTAATTACTGATTTGACCCAGAACATTTCCGCCCAGACGGCCACCTGGAGTGCCAGGGCCGATCCTGCTGCTAGGCGTTTGCAACCGACTCATTGAGTTGTAAGTGCTGAAACCAGCGCTGACGCCACCCAGCAATCCAGTGGCAACATTCATCGCAAATGCTGCGTTGCTCGGTGGTGCCCCTGTTCTGGTCGGTGGCGGTGGCGTGATCAGCGTTGGCAGCGGCGCAAATGGCGCCAATGGATCCATGAATTGCTGACCTTCATAGAACGTCTGGCTGTTCCATCTGTTCAGGTATTGAGCAACCTGCCCTGCCTGCGCTCTGTCGTATTGCCTCTCCCTCAGGTCGGACTCAATCGCCGCAAGCGACAGCTGATCACCTAGCTGAAACGCATAGTTGTTGACAATTCGCTCAACAGAATTCCCTTCTTGATTCAACGCTTGCACCGATGCCCGTGCTGACAGCGCTCTCCAGGTGTATTGCTGCTGAGCGACCGCTGAAGCCATTTCTGCTTCAGCCAGCTGATCACTCAGAGCAGCACTGTCGTCTGCATAGGCAGCTCCGGCAGATGCTCGATTTTGAAAAACAACCTGAGCCTGATCAGCTTCACGCAACAGATCGACATTGCGCTGCGAATTAACGAACGATCGCTGCTGGTTGTAGTTGACCGTTTCCTTCCAAAACTGGTGCTCCTTATTAGCGTCCTGAACCTTGGCGTTAAACCCTGCCTGCCAAGCAGCAAACCTGTTATTGGCGGTTTGAAAGGCAAGATCATCGGCGTATCTCTGGCGTGCAGCAGCCTGCTGGCCAAACGCACCAAGCACCCCAGTGGCGGCGTTAATGCCACCACTGATCAACCCCATGGCCAACGGTGCAACCATTAAGCAGCCCTCCAAAACTCAGAGAACAACTCAGCGCTCGGACCCATTGGCCTAGGAGTTGCCACCTCAAACCCGAGATGTTTTAGCCAGCGGATGCTGCGAGTGTTCTTCGCATAAACGTCATTGCCGATGGCCATCCCAGCTCGCTCAATGCACGTCTCAACCCATTCTCTCCCTTCTTTGCACAGTTGCAAACGTCTCTCGCGTGTGGCGGTCAACTTTTCAGTGCCGAGTAGCCAGATCCTATTCCGAACTAGGCCCGTCAGAGCCAATGGTTCGCCATCCGCTGAAGCGATGCAGCGGCATATATCACTCTCAGACCAGCTCCACATCACGGCCTCAGTGGGTGTAAGGCCGTGACTCAACCAAACTTCTGCTTTGTCTTCCTCTCTTAGGTGGATCGCAATATGAAGTGCAGCCTCTTCAGTTGCGTCCGCCCATTTCATTGCAGAGCCTGTGCTCTTCCTGTCACAAGTGCAATCCATTCGCATGTCGAGAACTTACAAGGCATGGGTTGATCACTTCTGATTTCAACAAAGATCTGGTCACCTTGCCCGTAAATCGGCACAGAAAAAACACCTTCAAAGAATCGAGCAGTGTCTTCACCGTGCGAGATGTCTGGCCTGCCAATCGCAGCATTTCGCACACCTGCAACCGTGCCGTCATAGATGTATTCGCCCGTAGCCCTGTATTCAGGCATCACCATGACCTTGAAGAACCCGGTCTCGTGATATCTGAGCTTGGCTGTCCTGATCTGCGTTCGCATCGAATTGACCGCAGTTCTGCCGCCACCGATGTCTTTCACCATCTTGAATTTGGTAAATCGATAGCGGAACTCAAACGGCTCACCACACACGCAATCAGTCGATGACCAGTCACCCCTTGCCGTGATCGTGGTGCCGCTTTCAGCCTCACCAATAAACACTGGACCTGTCGCCGTTGGATCGGCCAAGTTCCACATGGACCAGATCTGCGTTCGTGCCGTCATCGTGTAAGGCACGGTGAACGTAGAAGTGTTCGTTTGTTGGTTGTAAGTCGCAGCCGCCATGCGAACACTTACTGGAGTGTGGGCTGTGTTCGTGACTCGTCGATCCAACAACATTGGATACGGTGCAGCGCTGGCAGTTTCTGCCTGGCGGTCCATCACCGACATCTGTTCCAGATAAACCTCATTGCCGTATTGCACCAGCAGATAAAGCATCTCCTCAACGCAAAGCACCTGGAGGATCTGATCAGCACCGGTCAGCTCAAAATGGCTCCAGCTGGATTGCGCTCTCTCGACACCGCTGCCCTGATTGCGCAAGAAAAACTTGTAGACGTAAATCCTGTTTCTGTAATCAGTTCCGCCCGTGACCTCCCGGCCGCTAATGGCAAACAGCGCATTGCCGGTGTCGTTGACCGCCAACTTAAAAAGCTCTGCCGGCACATAGCTGGAGACGTATCCGGTCAGATCGGTCGCGTCGGCAGTTAGCGCGGTGCCGGCTCCCCTCACGCTGAATTCGCGCATCTGTGACCACTCGCCGTTCTCCTGCGCAAAAATGATTCCGCCACCCACCTGTTGTGGCCGCAGGTTCACATCCACCTCGTATTGGGTCAGCACAGTCAGCTGAGCCGTTTTTGGCGTCAAAACAGTTTCCGCCGCGTTGAACCTGAACTGATACTGCGCACTGAAAAGGATCAGTTCGTCCTGATAAGGAACGGCATATCGCAGGATCGAAACCCTGTTATTACTGGCAACCAGATCAATCGGATCTGTATCCAGAACTGTCGTGGTCGTGTCAGGGAAGAATTTGAAAAATTCTCGGTTCTGGCTAAGGATGATGTTTTCGTCAGCCAAGAAACCAAGTCGGTTCTTGTAGATAAAAACGTCATTGATTGGATTCCCAATGAAGCTGGGATCCGGGGCTGTATCAAAATCGCCGCAGGTGCGCTCGCCCCAGGACGGCACGTTATTAGGAATGTTGGCTACGACCTGACCGTTGGCGGGGCCGAACCAGAACTCACCATTACTTTTACGAATAAGCAGGTGCGGCATGGTATCTGGATCGATCAGATACTCAACACCAGGACTAACAGTTTCTAGCCATGAACCTTCACCAAACTCAGGTGGAGTTGATGGATTCTTGACATCCGAACCACGCGGTTGGAATTCAACGTAATAGGTGTCAAATTGATTGCCAGGATCACCTTCAATTGTGACCTGATAGCCAATTGGTGCAATCGTCGGAAGTTCAGTAAATGTCTGTACTGAATTCAAGATTGCAGTAATGTCTGCGTTAGATCGAGCGTCAGAAACCTCAACCGTTATCGGGTTTGCGCCACGAATCCAGATCACTGAACCCTGCTGATCTAAGTCGTAACCAGTCAGGCCAGCAGTGCCTAGTCCTGTGATAATTGCATCTGCAATATCCTCAGAACTAATCCTGTTTTCTGTTACCGTGCTTCCACTGGTAACAACAGGCGCAACAGGCGTTGTCACCTGAACTTGATTGCCATTGACGTTGACGGTGTATGTCTGGCCGTAGTTCGCGGCGCGAATCCAGATCAAGCATTCATGCGGTTCTGGCCTGGCATTAGCAGGAGCAATGTCCGTCTTCATTGCCGTGCTGGTATTGAGATTGCAGATAAACGTGAAATCTGCAATTGTCACCGCTCGCAATTGCCTGCGTGCGTCAGTGACTGAACTCAAATAATTGAAGGAACTGCCATCTTCTTCAACTGTTATCTCTGTTCCATCTAAATCAAAAACCTGAATGCCACTATTCGTGATCACCGACAGGTATTCCTCTGTCGTGTCTCTTAAGATGGAATGGACAAAAGCATCGCCAAAGGGATTCGAGCTGACCCTGGCAAGCACATTTGTCTGATCTCTTTTCCTCAGCCCTTCAGCAATCGAACTGACACCATTAATTTGTATTGATGCCTGGCTGGGATCCCTTTGTGCGTCAGGTTGATTGCTTACACCCTGAATTAGGCTAGGGATTGTGTAGCTGACAAGATTAGCCAACGTAGCTGCCTCCAAACATTGAACGACGCAGGCCCTGCTCAGCGCTGTAAGTCGGCATTGGGCCAGAGAATGGGCCGCCTGTCAGCGAGTTTGGCTGCGACTGTTCCATCTCCAATCGCATCAACTCGGTCAATGCCGCTTGCTCATCAACTGCCGTGTAGTTGGTGACGGAATCTGATCCCAGCATCCGGGTCGAAAACACCCGCGCTGATCTGATCGTTGTCCATCGGTTGTAAGCCTCTGGGCATTCATCCCACGACAGCAGCCAGATCACATCCGCCTCAATCGGTGCATCGTTGGCGTCAATCTTGAACGTGCGGTTTTTCTTGTCGTAGACCCTGGTGCCCCTCAGCACGTAACGGCCATTGTCGTGATACGGATCCACCAGCCAGGTCATCGTTGACGCTGGAACATCAACCTCGCCAGTGGTCGCATCACGATCAAATGGGTATTTGGCCTCACGGTTCCACGACCATCCACGGGTCTGTCCTTCCTTGTGAAACTCAAGCAGGGTCTGCTCAGCAATTCGTGCGTCTTGGACCTGCTCGTCTTCGAGCGAATTGACCGGCATCTCACCGATATTGCGCAACAGGACGTTTGTTGCATCCAGCAGCGTCGTGCGCCCCGGAGTGGCTGACTGCATGGACGAACCCATTTCTAATGTGCACAGGTGCTGTGCTCATGTTAGGGGAGCCAAAAAAAGGGGCCAGCCGTAGCTGACCCGCAGATCCACTTTCTCCAATTGGAGAGTAGTTCAGGTGATGCTGATGTTGGCAGCACACTCAGCACGGAGAACTCCCATGCCGATGCTCTGACGAGCCACAAGCAATGTGGACTGGTGAGAAACATTCCAGTCGCCGCTGGTCACCTGCAGTGCAGGGGAGAGCAGTGACAGGACACCCATGCAATCACCGTGGAACACAAGTCCTTTGCACTTGCTCAGGTCTTGTGCGTATTCGGAATTATTGTCCCCGGCGACTAGCGAGTAGTCAGCTTGAGTGACGTGGTTTGAACGCAGGATGGGAATGCCTGCAATTTGCAGGGTCTTGCCATCTGCAATCGTGCCGTTTGCGCCATATCCACCAGCGAAATCAGCATTGATAGCTCTGGAAGATTGGGTGATGGCGTAGTAATCCTCAGGGCCGAAGACTGCATACATTCCTGAGTCAACAGGAACGTCCTTCTTTTCCATCTCGATTCTGCAATCGAAGATAGCGTTCACAAGCGCATCGCCCTTTTCTTGACGAGTTGCAGAAGCACCGGTGTAGTCGGTTCCGAGGGTGACGGAAGTACCGATACGGCCAGTGTTGATGGTCTTGTTCAGCGGTTCAGTTGTGTTTACTGAAGCGGCATAAACAATGCGCAAGGCTCTGCGGTCATACTCATAAGCCAATGCACGACCGAGTTCACGAGTGATCTCTTGGCGTGCTGGCCAATAAGCCATGAGCTCATCAACTTCCGCGATCGCGGCGTCTGCCACCATCAGGGAATCAAGGTTGAGAACGCGCTCATTGATCGCGGAAGGATCGTTGGTTCCTCCGTTGATTTCTGTGCCGGGCTGGTGGTATGCCAAATGTTATCCCGAAGGCTCTTTATCCTTCGGTTCTTACGGTTTACCATCCCGCAAGGTCAGACTATATCTTCACCCCCTAGTTAATAACTGGTTGGGTGCAGGGCACTCGTGGATCCGTTACTGAGTTTCCTCTCGGGATCTAGTCGTTGAACCTTCCAGATTGTGATCTGGCTTGGCTGCTGATTCCCCAAAGATGGAGGGGTCCCAGACAATTCACCCTGTTATCGCAGTTCGCTTACGCGAATGCGGGCCGCAATTCAGCCTCTTGCTTACCGGTGATGGGGAACGCCATGGATTTGCCTCCACGGATGTTCCTTTCCTTCACCTTGCCCTTCATGCAGCAGTATTCCTCAAAGGCGCTCAGCACCTCTGCAGAACCCAGCTTGAGGAACAGGGCTTTGAAGCCATCTTGAGCAGTAGCACCAGCGGCCCATGAGCCACCGGTGCCCTTAATTTGACCTACTCGTTTGAGATCAGCGTCAGCCATGACGGAAGAATTGATTGAAGTTTGCGGTTAGGTAACGCAGCTTTCTCAATCCTCTCGGTTATCCCCGCAGGGGCCGATCAGTTGCAGATGTGCAGAACACCTGCGATCAATTTAACCAAACACGTCTGAATTGTTCATCAGCTCAGCAAACTTCTGCTGATATGCGGTGTCAACGTCATACAAGCGTTGACCTTTGCTGTTCCGCTTGTTCATGGCTTCCAGCACCTCTGACTTGCTGTTAAACCTGCGCTGCGTTTCTGCTGGTGCTTGACCACGAATCAACTTTGGCTCTGACGCTGCAGGTTTTGCGTTCTTGGCCTGGATCGCTTTCAACGCCCAGCGCACTGCAGCTTTATTGCCGCTATTGGCAACAGCGTTGTAATCATCCAGCTCTGCCTGAGTCAGGCCGCCGCCGTCCTTAGCCCATTGGCTCAACCGGTTGAACTCATCCCACCCGCCAATCTCATTGACGATCTCCGTCTGATCGGCATCGCTTAATTCAACTTGCTCGCCATCACCTGCCTGAGCCTTGGAGACGTAGTTCTCGACAACCTGACGGGGAACGCCAACGGCTTCCGCCAGTGCGTCGTAATGCTGGCTGATGTCACCGCCGTTATCGGCCTGCCACATCAAATCAGCCATGTTTAGTCCGGCCTCTCCGACAGCATTCACGATGTCGTCGCCGTAGACCTGGACAGCCTGCTCAGCTGTGTAAGCCTGAGGTTGCGAGGGCTCAGCAGAGTTAGGACCGGACGCCTGGCTCTGCTTTTTCTCCAGCTCCTGATACGCCTTCAGCAGGTCATCCTGTGAACGGAACTTGCCGCCAATCAAATCCTCACCAGGATCTGTCTGGACAGCAGGAATCCCTTCCTCAGGTTCGCCCATCAGCTGCTTGGCCAGCTCTTCCTGGCCAGGGGCAATCATCCCCTCTGCGCCTTCAAACTGTGGATCAAAACCAACGGGAATTGCTTGCTGTGGAATCAGGTCAGCCATTTTCTTCAGGTGGTGTGTTCATTTCTTGGACGGTCTGAGCAGCTGCTGCGACTCCCTGAGGATTAGCCATCAGTTGTTGCTGCATTGCTTGCTGCTGAGCTTGTTGCATTTCAGCTGCAATTTGCTGCTCTGACTTCACCAAGCCTAACGGACTTATACCCATTGAACTTGCCAACCGCTTAATGAGCTCACTGTTATTCAGGTATTGAGCCATACCCTCAGGGCCTATTGATTGCTGGAGGATGTTGATGAATCGAGCCGTCTTTTCAAGATCATTGCCGCGACCGACACCAGCCAAGCCGACGCTGACCATTGGCTGCACAAGACCCTCAGGCAGCTTCTGCATTCCGCCTTTCTTCATGTAGAGATCAAGGCGCCTTCTGATGTATGGGGCTTGAAATTCACTGGTCAGAATTGCATACACGTTCCCGAGGGATTGCTCCGTAGCGAGTGTACTAATTCGGACTTCTTCGGCAGTAACGCGCTCAGCGTCACGCATTTCAGAGAGCATGAATGTCGCTGCCAAGCGTTGCTCAATACGTTGCAATGCTGTGTAAGCAACACCAACGTCGGATCCCTTGTCGGTCCTGACGGTGTAGACATCCTCTGGATTTCCCGGCAAATAGGCGCCGTTCGGTGCCTCCGCCAAATTCTTGGCATTGGTTACACCAGCTGGCTTCACAAGATGCTTTACCTGAGCGCTAACCAGTGCACATTCAGCAACAGCTTGCGACAGTGCTTCTGCTGTTTGTAAATCAGCGATAGCAGCTGACTCGATATAGCCAGGCCCATAGCTGCTTGCCTGATAGCTGGCCATCCTGAGCGGCAACCACGGCGATACTGATTTCTTAGATGAACCCCTAGTGCCTTCAATCTCCTGCTTATTGATCTCTTGGAACCACTCAACGCTTTCACCCTCCCACTTCACGCAGGTGTAAATATCAACCGCTTTATTCGGCTCGCCGGTCGGCAGTGGATCATTCGTGTCCAGCAGCTGACCATATTCATCCTTGTCTTTACTCAGCTCATTGCGAATGCTCGCCGGCAGCTGATCAATCGCCATCGTTTCTTTGATGACAGCAACCAGTGGCTCTCCGATCGGATCACGCAACAGCACATACTGATTGAGCGGATAGACCCGCAAGCCATCCTCAGCGATGTGCATCAGGCAGTTGCCACCGACGACAAGGTGCATCAGTGCTTCATGCACCATCACCCGGTCATTACTGGTTTCAATGCTGCGCAGAATCGACAGCTCCAGCTTGTTCAGCGACAGCTCAATTTCAGACTTGGCTGATGCAATCTCTTCCGGCGCCATGCCGGCTTCTGCCATCTGAAGTTCCTGCTTCTCCATCTCCACCGGATCCAAGGTGAAACGGAAAAACGCCTCAGTCGGCGGAAGAATTGCCATCAACAGCTTCGCGCAGAGGCTGTTGGTTCCTCTCTGCCCGATCCCGTTCCATGGCAGCCGAAACGCATCCACGTTCTCCATCGTTGGAGTGTTGGAGATCGGGATTAGATACGGGATCGTCAGACTTGCTGACCGCCGCGCTCGATCGAGCCAGTAATTCCTCTCAGATTGGAGGGAGTCGTAAATCGATTGAGCGCTCTTCATGGTCAGATAGAGAGGTTGGATCCTGAGCCGCCGCGGCTCGCGGTTGAACCAAGACGCAGCGATGCTGTGGTTTGACGAGCACCACGGCGAGGGTTACGACGCTTGCTGATCGTTGCCGACCTGCCTTGCTGCCTGCCTTGATTCATTGCAAGCACTCGCAGCGATTGGCCAGCTGCCTGACCTGCGCGAGTCTTTGCTTCAGCCTGCTGCTTGAGTACAGCTCGCTCACCCTCAAACTCAGCCAACGCCTGTTCAGACTCGGCCTTAGCCGCAGCCTCCTGCGCAGAGGCAGTAGCTAACAGCTCATCACGTCTTGCCTGCTGGCTTGCAGTAATCGCCTGACGTTCTGCAGCAATACGATTCAGCTCGTTTTGACGTGACCTTGCCAGCTCTTCCTGGCGTCGTTGCTCGCGTTCTGCAGCAGCTTGGCCGCCATCACCAGTGCACATGATCAAACTCCAATGTTGAGGCCGGAACCGGCCTGGTTTTGCGTGCCACCGATGGCAATCTTCAGTGAGCTATTGGGCTTTTTCTTTTTCTTGATTGCCGTTGTCGTCTCGGCCCCACTCACCGGTGTTTGCGCTGCCGTGACGGCATAGACGTTGTTGTTCTCCATTGACCCGGCAGCATCAGCATCTGCGGCAGCGGCAGCCAGCTCCTCGTCATATCTGGCCTGGATCCGTGCCGTCTCCTCTTCTGCTGCAGTGATTTGCTGTGCCAACTGCGCAGAGAAGTTGGCCTGCTGATCCGCCACCTTCTGCTCATACTCGTTGAGCGATGCAGTGTTGCGATCAATGTCCTCTTGGCTTGGACCTGAATAAACAATTTCAGGTGCTGCTGGTGCTCCGAAACACATGGTGAACCTCAGGTGATGTTGAGACCGGTGCCATAACCGGAAGAACTTGCGCTGCTACGGCCAATCCGTAGCCCACGCTTGCCCCTCTTCCTGCTGGAAGAACGGCGACTGTCGCCAACGACTGGCGCCTTGGCGGACTCCTCCGGGGGAGGCGCACCGACAATGTTCATCAGACGGCGAGCTTCAGCCTCCACAGAGGCAAATTCCTCAGCCCTGTCTGTCCTGTAATCGTTCAGCTGCGTCAACGCTTGCTGCTGCGCCTGCTGAGCTGTCTGCAATTCAGCCTGCTTTAGCTGGACAACGCCATCCCGCTCTGATTCCATCGCAGCAATCTGACGATCCAACATCCGGTCATATGCACCGGTGTCAGGCATGTTGATGGTGCCGCCTCCCCCACCGCCGCCAAAACACATTTAGATGCCCTCCAAGTTCATCTCATTCTGCTCTTCCAGTCTGAGAGTGAGCCACTCAACAACATGAGCAGCACCCGCATCAAACCAGACCTGACGCTCTGGTGTATCAAGCGATGGAGACTGACTAGGGAACTTTGCCGCTAGTGCAGCCACCAATCGCTCATCAATTGGCGGGAAGTAATCGCTCATACATAGATAGAGATGATCTCAGGTTACCGGTGGTTCCCATAGGTGAGGAGTACCTGCGTTCAGGTCGTATTCACCTGGCCTCAGGATCCGGGCCAATCTGGCCATCGTGATGGCATGAAGCTCATCGAATCCTGCTTTCTCGTATTGATAACGAACCTGCACCCAATACTCAGCGGGTGTCTCTGCCGTGACCCATTCCTTGCTGCGAAAAATCTTGTTGTTCTCGCCAATTCCTTTGCAGCCGGGAAAGCCATCAGTGGCATCCCCCATCAACGCTTGCTTAAAAAACTGCGCGTCGGCCTGAGCCTCAGTGACAGTGACAACCTCGCCGTCGCGATAGTGCCTGCCGGGAATAGTGAGCAGATCCTTGTCACCTGAAACGATCACGGTGTTGTCGCTGCTGCAGATTCCCAAAACGTCGTCGTCTTCGACGTTATGGAAATGACCGCATAGCCAGCCTTGCCGTTTTGAATACTCGATCAGACTCTCAAGGAAGATCGCATAACCCGCAGGAGCTCGGCGATCTCTTCTGTTTTTCTTGTAGTCCGGCCAGAGATCATGCCTGAATGTTCTCTTGTCTCCTTTGACGAGAAAAATAGAGTATCCAGGGAACGCTTCGAGCAATTCCTGCGTGTGGCAGATGTAGTCATTGAGCGCATTGTCATGATTGCAGCCATGGATAAACCAACCGTTGCCAAAATCAAAATCTTCGCTGTTCCCGGCAGCAAAACGATAAGCGAAAAATCCTGTGTCATAGAGAAGATAGTTCACTGTCCGTCAGCCTCCTGAATCCAGCGTGCCATGGCCAAAGCCCCGTCCCACCAGGCCTGGTTGTAGGAATTGTCTTCTCTGAAGGCCTTGTCATATTCATCACTGGCATAGTGGATGTAGGCCTCAATCGTGCTGATGTCGATATCAACTGGGCCTTTCTTTTTGAACTTAGACAACGCGGCGATGGTTTGCTCTCTTGTATGCGGATAAATCCCTGAAATTCTGGTCAAGGAATTGTGGGTTGGTTTGAAGGAATTCACTGCTCGGAAGAATGTGTTGTTTGGTTTTTTTGGGTTTAATTTCGTGCCAATAGTCAGTGCGGTTGAATTGCGCAATTGACCACTTGCCGGTGATCAGGCCTCTCTCAAGAATTCCCTGGAGAGACCTCGGGTCAATCAGAGAATCCATTGATCTCCTTTTCGAGTTCGCGGAGATACGCCGCCCATTGCTCTGGGGTCAGCTCATCTCTGCTCATCGGGATCTCGGGTAGCAAATGCTGTTCCTTGATCCGTGGAGTGATCACCACCTGATACGCCGCAGCGTTATGAGGATCGGCAGCACCGGCAATGGATTTGACCTCTGCTGGCAGCAATGCTTTCTGCTGTTCTGTCGGCGCAACTGATGCCGGCAGCTCACGCTTGAACCCCCAGGACCGATTGGCCTGGCCGTTTTCGCAGGCGTAAAGCGGCACCATCAGCTCACGCCACGTCGGCATCGTGGCGAACTCCTTGGCAGAGAATTGCTGGATCCACTGCTCGCAGGCCCAGAAGAACTGAGGATCGTTGACCTCAGGAAACTCACTGCGAAAACTGGCGTATTTGAGCTTGCAGACCGCTGTTGACCAGTGATCGTCTCGCTTAATGCGCAGTTGCTGCTGGATCATCTGGATACCAGCCAGGAACGTCTCAGGCGTCAGTTCCATGCTTCGAGCGCTGCACGCATTGCGGGATTTGTGGGCGTCACGGTGCCGTCATCCGTGCTGGCTTCACCCTCTAGGTATTTCTCCTGAAGGGTCTGCCAGCCGGTTTCAACGCCACGGGCCGCCAGCTTCATGGCCTTGCCAGGCTCCATGGCCAAAACCCTGCGAACAGTGGATTCCCAGGCGGTCTGGGTCCATGCAGCTCCGGGATGTTTTGACCAGCGAGCCTCGTTCCACCACGTCAGCAACAGCTGGGTGAGCTCAGGGTTCTCCTGAGCCATTGAACCAATTGCTACTGCTGGGTGGTACTTCTGAACCCGCTTCTTTTTTGGCGCTGGTGGCGCCTCCTCGGCTTCTGGTGCCTGGTGGATCCAACCGGCTTTCTTGCCCGCGTAGGCAGCCAGACACTCTTGAGTCGAGTAATCCTTCAGGCATTTGCCGCATTGGCGGACCCTGCGATCACCTCTTGTTTCAAGGACACGACTCTTTTCGTGTCCGCAATGGGGACAGTTCATGGGAGATACCAGAGTCTGATTTCAATTTTTTGTTCGTTGGTTTTGGCCTTTTCGTGCTCGCCCTGCAGCTTCGAAATGATCGAGACACGATCGTCCTCCCAAATCAATTTGTTGCCGCAGTCGAGAACAGCACCCATCAAATTGTCGAGATCGCCCCTGGCTGGGCCAAAGAATTTGAACGTGACGACTTCGATCTTCTGCAGCGGCGGATCGGTCCACCACTCGGCCAGCTGGGCACGAACCAGTGACTTCCACTTCTTATATGTCGCAGGCATGTAGGGAGTTTTCTGCCCGCTGAAAGCCCGCGGACGGGCCTTTGACATCAGTGGAACATGCAGCATGAACCGCTGGTGCACCATCGCCGGCATCAGAACGACTCGTCGTCGGTGTAACCAGCACTGGCCGCTTCGGTTTCTTCTGCTGCCTGTCTCAGCTTTTGGCTGAAGTCATCCTGCGGCAGGTTCTGGAAATCGTCCTGTTCAACCTTCGGTGCAATTGCACCACCTTCGACAACGCCAAAACCGTCAGCGGAAACAGGAGCGCCGCCGCCTTCATAAGGAACGTGCTCAATCACCTGAACAGCGTGCAGCTCAGCAGACAGGCCAACGCCTTCTCTTTCTCTTGTTCGATCCCATGCCCAGAAGTGCAGCTTCACCCTGACGACCGAACCGTTGCCAATCAAAATCGACCTGTCCCATGGACTGCCCTGTGAATCGACGATCAACGGGCCGCCCTGCTCTTTCTTGCTGCCTCCATGGATCAGCGCTCTTTTCACATTCATCGTGAAACGACCGGTCTGCACTAACTCGCCGTTGTCGTTCTCTTTCATTTCAGGACGCATCGGCATCCCATTCCTGCCAATCTTTGGCTTGGCGTTCTTGCCAGGGCCAACGTCAGGGCCGTGAGCTTCTTTCATAAAGCCCTTGATCTGGCTGAAAAGCGCCTGAACCTGATCGTCGCCCTGATCACCGATGACGACGAGCCGCCAATTTTTCTTATCAGGCTCGCAGTCGCGCTCCCCGGTCCCTCCAACAGGTTCCGCAAGGTGAGGATACGACGCAAACATCGGCGGCGTATAGACAGTTGGTGATTGCCAGGTAGCCATTTTTGATCTGCATTGGTGATGTGCAGATCGAGTTTGCAGGCCTAGGTCCGAGCTGTCAATGAATCTACCGCGACCATTTTGAGACTATGAGTAACAGTAAGGGTTGTGACCGATATTTCCCTCGCACAAACTGTTCACATGCGGTGGCAGCGGCAGCTCAATTCCACTATCGCT